TGACCGCGCGCATGCGCGAGGCCGAGCGCCGTGAGCAAGCAGCCCTTGAGTACGCTAAGGGGTTGAAGAACCAAACAGAAAACCTCCAGCAAAAGCTTGTGCAGACGGATTACAGCCGTTTGAACGAAGCTAAGACCCGTCTTGAGACCCAGCAGACCCAGTTGCGTCAAATCATCGCCAAAGCGCGCGAAGAGAACGACATTAACACGGAGCTAGAAGCGCAAGAGCGTTTATCGGCTTTGGGAGGCGAGCAACGTCAAGTAGCTTCTTGGTTGCAGACACAGCAAGAGACAATTAAGCAGCAGCAAGAAGCTCCTGTGCAGCAAGCTCCTGTACAACAGCAGCGCCCTACACCTAGCCCTCAAGCAGAAGACTGGGCAGAAAGAAATTCTTGGTTTGGACAAGACCGAGTAATGACTTATGCTGCTTGGGGCATACATCAAACACTTGTTGAGCAAGAGGGGGTTGACCCTAACTCAGACGAGTACTATACTGAACTTGATAGACGTGTTAAGGAAACATTTCCTGACAAGTTTAAAGAGCAATCCAGACAACAGCGTTCCGCGCCAGCTGTTGCCCCTGCCGCCCGTAGTTCGGGAATTAATAGTGCGCGCCGTACTGTCCGGCTTTCGCCGAGTCAGGTTGCTATAGCAAAAAAACTGGGCGTTCCTCTTGAAGAGTATGCCAAGTATGTTAAGGAGTGAAACAATGACTAAAGTTACTATCGACAAAGCCCCTCGCGCAACCCGCGATACGGAAAAACGTCGCCGTCCTTGGACCCCTCCCTCACGTCTTGACGCGCCTCCTGCCCCTGAAGGGTTTAAGCATCGTTGGATTCGTGCTGAAGTAAACGGTCAACTGGACAAGGCTAACGTCTACAGTCGTCTTCGTGAAGGCTATGAACTAGTCCGTCTCGAAGAGTTGCCCGAAGAATACCAAGGCATGATGCCTACCGTTGATGACGGTAAGCATGCTGGAGTTGTTTCTGTAGGTGGACTTTTGCTTGCAAGAGTTCCCGAGGAGACTATTGCAGAACGAAACGAGTATTACCGTCGTAAGGCTCAGGAACAGTTACATGCCGTTGACAACGAGATGATGCGAGAGAACGCACACTCTACAATGCGGATTCAGAGCCCCGAGAGGAGCTCGCGCACTTCATTCCGTCAACCGTAAAACGTTGATATTTTAAATTTTTGTAGGAGCTACAAATGGCAAACGTTAATAAGCCTTTTGGTTTGCGTCCCGTTGGTAACTTGTCTGCTACTGGTGCCCAGAAGCAGTACGGTTATCAGATTGAGGATAATCAAGCCGGAGCAATTTACCAAGGCGATCTAGTTGTCGTATATGACGGCTACATCATTAAGTATGACGCATCTACGCACACCGCCCCCACAGGCGTGTTCAACGGTTGCCAGTACTATGACCCAACCCGTGCGGGCAAGCCCACATGGAAAAACTTCTACCCCGGTAGTGTCAACATCACACAAGGCATTATTGCTTGTGAAGTGTTAGATGACCCCTCACAACTGTTCTTGGTGCAAGCCGACGGTGCAATTACTCAAGCCAATATTGGCAAAAACGCTGATCCCACTGCTTCCACCACTGGTAGTACTGTGACTGGTATTTCTGCTGGTTCTTTGAGCTCTGCCTCTATCGCAAAAACCCAAGCCTTGACTTTCAAGATTATTGGTGTGAGCGAGCAGCCCGACAACGAAATAGGTACCTATACAGTTGTTGTTGTTAAACTTAATCAGCATCAGTACGGTAGCGTCGGTGTTGCATCTGACGGAGCATAATCATGGCTATTACACGTTCCCAACTAGTAAAAGAACTTGAGCCCGGCCTGAACGCACTGTTCGGTTTGGAGTACAAGCGTTACGAAAACGAGCACGAAGAGATTTTCTCTATTGAGACATCTGATCGTGCATTTGAAGAAGAGGTCATGTTGACTGGCTTCGGTCAAGCCCCGGTGAAAACCGAGGGTGCCGGCGTTCAGTACGACACAGCACTGGAATCCTTCACAGCCCGCTACACACACGAAACCATTGCTATGGCCTTCGCGTTGACAGAGGAAGCCGTGGAAGATAACTTGTATGACCGCTTGTCAGGTCGTTACACCAAGGCTATGGCTCGTTCAATGAGCTTCACAAAGCAAGTAAAAGCTGCTTCTGTGTTGAACAACGGTTTCACTGGCGGCAACTATGCCGGCGGCGACGGCGTTGCATTGTTCGCAACCAACCACCCAACGGCTTTGTCCGCCAACTATGCAAACACTCCCGCAGTGGCTGCAGACTTGAATGAGACATCGTTGGAGCAGGCTTTGATCGACATTGCTGCGTTCATCGACGAGCGTGGCTTGAAGGTCGCTTTGACTGGCCGCAAGATGATTGTTCCTAAGGAACTGCAGTTCACTGCAGAGCGCCTGATGAAGAGCACTTTGCGTACTGGCACTGCTGATAACGACATCAACGCTATCAAGTCTATGGGCATGCTCCCAGAGGGTTATGCTGTCAACCACTACTTGACAGACGTCAACGCTTGGTTCATCATCACTGATGCACCTAACGGCTTGAAAATGTTCCAACGTTCACCCATCAAGACTGCCTTTGAAGGCGACTTTGACACCGGTAACGTTCGTTATAAAGCTCGTGAGCGTTACAGCTTCGGCTGGTCTGACCCACGTGGCGCTTACGGTTCGCCCGGCGCTTAATATTTCTTCGGAAATATTTGAAAAGGGGCCTTGTGCCCCTTTTTCTTTTGTTGTATATTGGTGTTGGGCAATCCCGCCCTTTACACACTGAGGATACACACTATGAATGCTTTTGAACTTCGTTTTCAAATGTTGCAGACAGCCCGCGAAATGCTGGAATCTGAATACCACGCTAAAAAATCACATGGCGAGTTGGTTGAATGGCCAACATTGGTACAGGTACTAGAACGCGCAAAAGCTCTCAACAGTTTTGTTAGCGAAAAATAATACTGGGGGCCTTGTGCCCCCTTTTCTTTTGTTGTATATTGATAGCACTCCGGGGTAATCCGGTGCATCAAACAGTCCCGGCTGACGACATACAGATTGATGCGCTTAACTTGTATGTAAGGAAAAATCATGGCAAATACCACGTTTAATGGACCAGTTCGTTCCGTAAATGGCTTTCAAGACATTTCTATCAGTGCCACCACTGGCGCAGTCACCGTTGACGCTACATTTGGTGCTACCACCAGCGTAACCAACCTGACTACCACAAATCTGGTTTTTACTGATCAAAACCACCCCACAACTGCTGCGATTAACGCAACGGCTACAGCCACCGCAGCACAAGTTGCTACTGGCTACATTACTTCTACTTCTGCCGCCGCTACAACCATCACGCTGCCTACAGGCACATTGCTTGGTGCCGCTGTAGGTGCAAGCCGCGGTACCGTGTTGGAACTCTACGTTGACAACACTGCTGGCGCAAGCACAGTGACTATTGCTGTAGCTACAAACGGCGTTTTGTCTACTGCCGCTGTTGATGCTGCTGCTGCTGCCGGCAGTTTTGGTGATTTGACCATTGCTTCTGGTGCTACTGGTTTGGCACGATTCACCATCATGTTCTCCAGCGCCACCGCATACGTCTTCACCCGTACTGCTTAATTGATCTAGGGGGCCTCGGCCCCCGCTTACAAGGAGATTAATTATGGGTTTTCAATATGACGTAAAAGCGAAGACGATGACCGCTACCGGTGCTACCGGTATTGGTGTTCCTCGCGCGCGTATCAAAGGGGTGTATGCCCTGTTGTCCGCTACTGCTGGCTCTATATCGTTTAAAGACGGCGGCTCTAGCGGCACAGAACTTCTTAAGTTTGACACTCCGGTCAGTTCTGCTACAGGCAACATGTACGTTATCATTCCTAATGATGGCGTTCGCTTTGAGGCAGATCCTTACCTCACCCTCACAAACGTAACTTCCGTTACATTCTTCTACGGATAAGGAGTCCAAAATGGGACGAGCAGCAAAAATGGCAGACGATCAGTACCAAGGCGAAGTTCAGCCCGGTGCACAGAAACAAGATATGGCTAAAGGCGGCCCTAAGCAGACAGCACGTAAGACAGTGGCCCCATCTGGTTCCACTACGCCCCGTGGTGTAGGCATGGCCCGCAACAAGCCCTGCAAGATGTATTAATTGTGGCTAAGTCTCCCGCATGGCAGAGGAAAGAAGGGAAAAGCCCAACGGGTGGCTTGAACGCCAAGGGTCGCGCCTCCGCAAAAAAGCAAGGCATGAACTTGAAACCTCCCCAGCCGGAAGGCGGCTCCCGCAAGGACTCTTTCTGTGCGAGGATGGAAGGCATGAAAAAGAAGCTAACAAGCGAGAAGACTGCCAAAGATCCGGACAGTAGGATTAATAAGAGCTTACGCAAGTGGAAATGCTAAATGGAACTGATGCTGTGGAACATTGGCCTGACAGTCCTTCTTGGTTTTGTCGGATGGGTTTTGAAAGAGAAATCTGCAGAGCTTAGTCGCCTGCAGATTTTGCTCAATCGCACCCGCGAAGAAATTGCCAAGGAGTACGTTACAAAAGCCGAAGTTCATGCAGATATCAACCGTGTTTTAGACAGGTTAGATCGGTTAGATGAGAAGTTAGACCGCATAATGGCAACAACTTTAAAAGGATAGCAAAATGAAATACAAAGACGGCGGACTCGCAAAAAAAGGCGAAGGCATTGCTAAAAAAGGCTTTGCTAAAGGCGGCATGGTTGCCGGTATGGGCCAGTCACAGGGCGATACGCTTAGCCAAAACGTTAAGAAGAGCGTTCAGGGCGACAAGGTTGCCGTCCGTGGTGTGGGTGCGGCACGTGCTCGCACAGCAATGATCTACTGATATGGCTGTTTCCGGCGTATCCGACTTCGACCTGCAGTTTGACGACCTCATTGCTGAGGCGTATGAGCGCTGCGGCCTTGAGGTGCGCGACGGTTACGACATGAAGACGGCGCTTCGCTCTGTCAATTTGATTTTTGCAGAGTGGGCCAACCGAGGACTTAATCTGTGGACGATTGAGCAGCGCCAGCAGGTGCTGACGCCCGGTGTATACGAGTATGACCTGCCTTCAGACACGATTGACGGCCTCTCAGCCGTTATTCGGACCAATGCAGGCCAGTCTACCCAGCAGGACATCACAATTGATCGTATAGGCCGTGCTGAGTGGCTCCATGTGCCTAATAAGTTGACCCAGTCTCGTCCTGCACAGTACTACATTCAGCGCACGGTCCCTGCCAAGGTATTTTTGTATCCATCCCCCGATGCGACGCAGACTTGGACGTTTGTCTACTATGCAATTCGTCGCATGGACAATGCGGGTGGATTTAGCAACACGGCAGATATTTCTTTTCGCTTCTTGCCTTGTCTGGTTGCGGCTTTGGCATACTACTTGTCTGTCAAAAAGGCCCCAGATCGTATTACACTTTTGAAGCAGATCTACGAAGAAGAGTTTGCTCGTGCAGCAGCGGAAGATCGTGAGCGTTCGGGCTTCTTTGTGGTGCCTACCTACACGCAGAGGTAAGACATGGCCTACGTATCAGGCAAATTTGCTATTGCGCTGTGCGACAGATGTGGCCAACGTTACAAACTCAACATTCTTACCAAGGAATGGACAGGATTTAAAACTTGTCCGGAGTGCTATGAGCCTAAGCATCCACAGTTAGAGCCAAAACGCACAATAAATGAGCCACAGGCCTTGTATCAACCTCGTCCAGAGAGTAGACTTGCAGTTACCGTCTACGTCGGGTTCACGGCTGATACTTCGTTTGCTAGTATTGGAATGATGCCGATGCCGTATTCAAAACAATTGTGGGCATCAGCAGTGCTTGCCCCTGTCAGAACGAGCATCACATGACATATACCGAATTAAAAGCTGCAATCATTGCTTACACTGAGAATCAGGGCCTTACTGAATCTGATTTGGCAATATTTACTCGCCAAGCAGAGCAACGTATTTATAACTCTGTGCAGATTGCTAATTTGCGCAAGAATATGACGGGCAGTTTGACTATAGGAAACAGTTATTTGTCGTGCCCAAATGACTACTTGTCGTCCTATTCTTTGGCTGTGTACTCTTATGCAACTCCCTCGGCTACGGGTTCAAGCGGTGCATTTACTATTTTGGTTTCTAGTGCTACAAATATTAAAGTAGGCCAATCCGTTTTTGGTCTTGGAATTGGCACAGGAGCAGTTGTTTCATCAATTAATGGCACAACCATCACTTTAAGCGTGGCAAACAGCGGTGCGGTGTCTGGAGCGGTTACTTTCCAAGGTGATTTTATTTATTTGTTGAATAAAGATGTAAACTTTATTCGAGAAGTTTATCCAGTTCCGCAGAATACGGGACAGCCTAAGTACTATGCTATTTTTGGCCCACTTTCGTCTAATGTGACGGAGCTGTCGTTTATTGTGGGACCCACACCCGATATAGCGTATGCAGCAGAACTGCATTACTACTACTACCCGCCATCCATTGTAGATGCAGGAACATCATGGCTGGGCGATAACTTTGACTCCGCGCTACTATATGGAGCATTGGTGGAAGCCTACACGTACATGAAGGGGGAACAAGATATGATGGTCTTGTACGATACCAAGTACAAAGAAGCATTGATGCTCTTGAAGAATTTGGGCGATGGCAAGCAACGTGGCGATGCTTATCGTGATGGTCAAGTCAAATTACCGGTGAAATAACGCATGATCACAGCAGGCCTTACCGATAGTTTCAAGGAGCAACTGCTTCTTGGCGTGCATGATTTTGCAGCAGACACGTTTCTGATTGCGCTGTACACTTCTTCTGCTATTTTGGGACCAATAACAACGGTATATTCCGCCACAAATGAAGTGTCAGGCGCAGGCTATGTGGCGGGAGGCATACAGCTTCAAAACATCACGGTAAATGTGGGCATGGGTATTGCATATGTTAGCTTTGACAACCCTTCTTGGCCCGGATCAACATTTGCCACACGTGGCGCATTGATCTACAATTCTTCCAAAAGCAATAAGTCCGTCGGAGTACTTAATTTTGGTGTAGATCAAACAATGAATGGCCAACAATTCATCATTCAACTACCAACCAATGATCCGGAAACGGCTCTTATTCGTATCACGTAAGGACGTACCATGACTAAAGAACTCTCAAGCTTCGGCGACCGCGCAGAAATCAGTATGCAATCAAACGTTGCGGGCACTGAAACCGTGGGCATTGAAGGCGTCTACCACGTAGTTTGCCGCGATGCTGAAGGTAATGTTAAGTGGGAAGACCAATTTCCTAACCTTGTAAACGCTGTTGGTAAACAGTTGATGTTGGACACTTTGCTGTCAGGCTCGTCCTACACCACTGTTGGCCCGTTCCTTGGTTTAATTTCTGGTGCAAGCCCCACATTTGCGGCGGCGGACACCATGACTTCGCACGCGGGCTGGACTGAGTTTATTGCTTACACGGTTGGCGGCTCCGCTGTTCGCGGTACGGCATCATTTACATCCGCTACCTCTGCTGGTACAACACCCACCAACGTAACTACTAAAGCTGCGGCGGCTATTACCTACACCATCACAGGTGCGGGTGGTACCGTAAGTGGTTGTTTCTTGGTAACAGGTGCTAGCGCGTCTTCTACGCTTTCAAGCACTACGGGTACGCTGTACAGCGCTGGCGCATTTGCTGTGGCTAAAGTAACTACTTCTGGTGATACCGTAAGCGTTACATACAGTACCACGGCTACTTCTTAATAAAGGGGCGCTTAAATGGCTCTTGTACTTGCTGATCGGGTCCAAGAGACCACGACAACAACCGGCACTGGTTCTGTTACTTTAGGTGGCGCGGTTTCCGGCTTTCAGTCGTTTGCGGTCGTTGGTAATGGAAACACTTGCTACTACACCATTGTAGATGGTAGCGCTTGGGAAGTAGGGATTGGCACGTACTCAACTACGGGTCCCACCCTTGCACGTACAACAATCCTGTCTAACTCCAACGGCAACGTTTCGCCAATTACATTAGCAGCGGGAAGCAAAAGCGTTTTTGTAACGTACCCCGCAGAAAAATCTATTAATTTAGATGCAAGTGATAATGCCAGCCCATTGGGTACGGTAAATTCAGGCACATGGCAAGGTTCTACTGTAGCTGTGGCGTATGGTGGTACAGGCAGAACTGTTGGTAACTATTCCATTTATGCAAATGAGATTCACGTTGGCAAAGACGGAAACGACACAACAGGTGACGGCACTTTAATAAACCCCGTGTTAACAATTACTAAAGCATTGACTTTGGTTGGGGCTGGTAGAAATACGGTTGTTGTGCACCCCGGAAGTTATAGCGAAAGCCCTACAGTTTCAAGCGCAAATACAACAATTGAAACCACAGAACTTACTGGTGCTAACACGCAGATTGCTGGAACATTAACGCTGTCTGCGGCGGCTCGTATTAGTGGTCTCAAGATAACTAATTTGACCATCACAGGGTCTGGTAACACCTACATTTCAAACTGTACCGTAGACACGCAAGTCGTTAAATCAGGTACAAATTATGTTGAGATTATCAACACCGAGTTGCAATGTACTGCAGGTGTTCAGATTTCTGGCGCTGGTACTCTTTCTATTGTAGGAAACAAATGCTGGGCTGTGGCTGTATCTAACGCAAGCGCCAATGTTTTAATTAAAGATTGTTTCCAAGTTCTTACCCCAAGCGTGACGGCCGGAACTTTGCAAATTGATGGTTCTGCTATTTTTGCGGCAAGCCCTGCATCTAACGCTGTGACTTCAAGTGCTGGAAGTTTTATTACGCTGGCAAACAGT